GTTGTACGTAAGTTTACATAACATGTCACTACGGACCCTCCACAGAGTGGATATTTGTGACATGGCCACCAATTAAATGCACGCAACGAAAACCTTAACTACCAACTACTACCCAACCACTCTAAACACCATGGTCGCCCCAGACCCGGGATCCCCATCCCTTAGGGGTTACATACCTCCTGGTTAGAGGGTGGTTGGACAGCATATAGCTGGATCAAGATACTGCGACCACGGATGTAAAATCTCGTAGCCGACATCTCGGAATATTTCACCCGGTGTCCACTTGCTGATAGCTGATTCCACAGCAAATTGGGTGGAAGGATCAACGCCCCACGTGAGTTCAAATTCAACGCGAGCTTTATCCGTTATATGGACGGGTGGTAATTCGAGAACATCTTCCAATTGATAGGACCCGATTCGGTATTGATAACTTGAATCGAGATGCCCAAGTTGCGACCTAAGTCCACCCGATAGTTCACGTAATCGGGTTGCGAAGGCCTGGAGTATAGGTATGCCACGATGAAGGGCATTTTCACAGTCACCTATTAAACCCATCATCGGTTTAACCATATTAGGCAAGTTCCAATGCTTGGTTCCACAGCATGACTGGGAAAGCACCTTACGCCAGTTTCGGGCGAAGGTGTACTTAACTCCATTCCACGTCAGTTTCGATTGACAGAAAATGACATCGTGGAAGTCGTGGGCGATGTTTTCGATCTTTAACTCTTGTCCAAATTCCAAGAATATCTTGGGTAGTGCCGCCACAACGCGGTCGAGGTCAGATCTTTCAAGCGTGACTAGGCAGTCGTCTCCATCATCATCCAGCTCAAAGTGCCTTACTCTGAGAGCCTTCATAGCGGCTGTTGCCATACCAACCATCAATAAGACGTTTCCCAACGCCGTATTCATGTCACCTGACATCCTGCCACCCGACACTTGATATTTCAAACCATTACTAGTGCAGCAGTCATTACGACTCTGCCACTTAAGTAAGAGGGCAAGTTCGGGGTCGTTCGGATGAAAAGAACGATAAAAACGGTGCTCCACGTTAAGCATCTCGAGTGAGACATGTTTATCCCATCGAGTGCAGTCCAGTGATAAAGTTACCGGATCATTAAACGTGTACCATTTATTGAGAAAGATTTCAGCGCGCTGCTCAGGGTTCTTACACTTCAACACTAGCGGAAAGCCAGTGGAGCTTTTCAAACCATAAACAGCGTGTTC